GTTGACATCTCTCCTGAAATGGTCGCAGAAGTACTCAGCGAAATGGACATCGACGCGGAAGAGATAGACCTCGAAGAAGTTATGGAGGCAGTGAGAGTAGACTTCGAGCCAGTCAAATCTGGCTGGGCAGGAACTCCAGAAAAGATTATGCAAGAATACGAATCAATGCTACTTGCTAGAGAGCAAGACAGCGAAGTAAAAGAAGAGAACGAGGAACTTCGAAAGAATGTTGCCGCTCTTCAAAAAGAAAACAAGACTTTATCTTCTGCGGCTATCAAGCTGCAGGAACAAACAAAGAAATTTAGTGCAGCATTTCAAACTATGCAAGAAAAGTTGGAAACCATGAATGTTTCCAACGCAAAGTTGTTGTACATAAACCAGGCCCTCGAAAATGCCTCCTTGAATGAGCGACAAAAAAGAAAAATTGTCGAAGCCATTTCGAAAGCCGAAACAGTACAAGAAGCAAAGATCATGTTTGAGACTTTGAATGAGACTGTTACTACTACTTCAGACGTGAAGAAGGAAGCAACGTTGAATGAAATGGTTTCGAGAAGATCATCGTTACTTGTCGCGGCTCGAAAAGAGCAACCAAAAAATGATGCTAACCCATTCTATAACAGAATGAAAACGTTAGCAGGACTAAAGACACAATAATTCTAAATATTACAGAAAAGGAGGTGAATTTATAATGTCTATTTTACAAAAATTAACAGAAGGCGTACAGTCTCGCGATATGCGTGCAGAAGGTGCAGCGCTTCTTAACAAATGGGAGGCCACTGGTCTCTTAGAGGGTCTCAATGCTGAGTCCCAAAAGCAAGGTATGGCCGTTCTTCTTGAGAACCAGGCCAAGGAGCTTCTTCGTGAGGCTTCATCAATGGCAGCAGGCGACGTCGAAGGTTTCGCAGCAGTTGCTTTCCCAATCGTTCGTCGTGTATTCGGCGGATTGATCGCAAATGATCTCGTTTCGGTTCAGCCAATGAGCTTGCCATCCGGTCTCATTTTCTTCCTTGACTTCACGCATACCACTGCTCGTGGCGGCGCTGATGTAAACGAGTCAGTATATGGTGGCAACGTTGTCGCCAAGCAGATCACTGGTGGTGTCGACCTCTCTGGTCACTCCAAAGATTTCGACGGCCCAAGTGGTCACTACAACCTGGGTAACGGCTTTGCTGGCCCAACTGGAAGCCTTGTACTTGACGGAGCCCGTACTGCAGTATTGGCGTCAACTCAGATTCAGAACTTGACTGAGGCTCAGAAGAAGTTGATTGACTTCGACCCAGACATCTTGGCTGGAAACGCAACTGACTGTATTGCTATTCAAAAGGCAGCAGCTGGCGACGAAGCAGGCGCAGACGTTGAAAAGAACCGACCAGGTGCTGTTGCAGCAACCGCAGGCCTTTCAGCAGGCGACCGGATCATTAGACGACTAACTTCTTTTGACTCAACCGGTTTGGTTACCTTAGTTCTTCACCACATCACAGGTGCTGTTGGCACTGTAGTTGGAGATGATGTAACGATTAGTACTCCATTGAAGGACAGCTTGACCACCGGCGGCGGACTTGGATCTATCGTTGGTACAAACACGTGGGGTCTTGAAGAACCAAACCCAGGAACTGGAAACAACTCCGGTGCAACTGGTAAGAACTCTATCGCAGAGATCGACATCAAGGTTGACTCAATCGCAGTTACTGCACAGACTAAGAAGCTGAAGGCTAAGTGGTCTCCAGAACTTGGTCAGGATCTCAACGCATACCACAACTTGGATGCAGAGGTTGAGTTGACTGGTATTCTTTCAGAGCAGATCGCTTTGGAAATTGACCGTGAACTTCTCGGTGAGCTTGTTCAGGGTGCAACTGCTGGTACTCGTTACTGGAGCCGTGCACCAGGTCTTTTCGTAGACGCAAACGGTGCAGAGCTTGGTGCTACTTCAGCATCACCTGATTTCACTGGTACTGTTAGCGAGTGGTACGAGACTCTCATTGAGACAATCAATGACGTAAGCGCTCAGATCCACAGAAAGACACTTCGCGGTGGTGCAAACTTTGTTGTTTGTTCACCAGAGGTTGCTAACATCCTTGAGTTCACAAGTGGTTTCCGCGCAAGCGTAACTGCTGACCAGGACAGAGGCACCATCGGTGCTGTAAAGGCTGGTTCATTGAGCAAGAAGTTCGACGTTTACGTTGATCCTTACTTCTTGCGTAACGTTATCCTCATCGGCCGTAAGGGCAGCTCATTCCTTGAGAGTGGGTTTGTATATGCTCCTTACGTACCATTACAGGTAACACCAACCATTTTCGGTACAGAGGACTTTGTACCACGTAAGGGTGTCATGACTCGTTACGCTAAGAAGATGGTACGACCTGATATGTACGGTCTTGTTGTTGTTCGTGGCCTTCTTGGCGAGGCAGGCGCTAGCTAATAGCTAACCGCAACACGCAATAGCGAAAGAATTAAGCCTCACCATTTATTTGGTGGGGCTTTTCTTTTTTTGGGATACTATTTATAATGAAAAGGTAAGGCGAATTACCTCTAAAAATACATTAAGGAGATTTTATAAAATGGCAAAATTAGGAAGATATTCAGCGGATAGAAAGAAGATTGAGGACCTTACAGCAACTAAAACTGTAGAGGTTGCAGAATGTGGTACGATTTTCACATTGAACTCTGCAACTGAGTTTACTGTCACCCTACCCTCAGTGGCTTCAGCCGGCAAGGGTTGGTGGTGTAAATTTATTGTCAAGGCAGCCCCAGCAGCTGCTGATTATATCGTTACTGCTGCCGGCAGCGATACTATAGTCGGCGTAATTGTCACTGGTGCTGACGGCGCCGCAACAGATCAAGCCGGCACCGGTCAGGTAGAGTTCAAAGACGGCGCCGCCGTAGAGGGAGACCAACTGGAACTTGTTTGTGATGGTGTCAAATGGTATGTTGTAGGACACTGTAACGCTGCCACTGGCATTGATATGGGTGCATAACAACTAACTCGCCTTACAGCAGAAACAACCCCTCTTCCAACAGGAAAGGGGTTTTTCTATTTCTAAACTATTTATTACATAAACGAAAGGAATTACCATGGGTAAACGAAGAAAGCGGCTAACAATGCCAAAATATGCAAGTAAATATGCATCACTTAGAAAGGCTGTGTTCGGCCTAAAACAACAAGCACAAGAAGTAGTAGAAGAGGTTGTGGAAACAGTTTTGGAAAAAGCTGTCGTTGTTGCCGAGAAAGCAGAAGAAGTCTTGGATCAAACACAAGAACGTGTAAATGCTCTCCGTTTTACAAACGAGGAAGAAGTTATTCAGGTCGAAGAACCAAAGGTTGAGGAAACAATTGTTGAGCAACCAAAGGTTACACGCCCGGCACCAAAAAACACAAACACCCCAAGAAAGAAATCTACTTCTACAACTCGTAAAAGAAGAGCCAACAAAACAAAAACAGACACCTAGGTTATTTGTCCCTTCGAACAACTAGTTATATTGATAAACTATAACACGTGAGGGACCATGAATGTCTTTACCTACATTAACACCAGCAAGCACTTTGTCTGCTGTTATTTTGCCAATAACCGGTACAGCAGGAAACATAAATTCTACACTACCGTATAAAATATACTCAGAAACAACATCACCACTCTACTCCAAGCAGTTCCTTTCAGGTGCTGTGGATCAAGTATCATACGTATACAAGAAACTTGGTGGTGATGTATTAGATATTGAGCTTACCGAAGGAAATGTGTACGCAGCCTTTGAAGAAGCAGTATTAGAATACTCTTATCTTATAAATGTGCATCAAGCAACCAATATTCTATCAGACGCGTTAGGTAATACTACAGGCTCGTTTGATTCAAAGGGTAACATAGAGTCAGGCGCACTGTCTTCTTCCCTTGGCGGCAAGCATGTGGCCCTCAAATATCCTAAGTTTGATTATAGTATGACGCGCCGAATAGCAGAGGGCATAGGAGCCGAAGTTGGACTCAACGGATCCGTTCAATATTCAGCATCATTTGATGTCGTTGCGGGAACTCAAGATTACAATCTGCAAAGTATAATCGAGGACTCCGTCCATTCCGGATCTATCAACGGAAAGACTGTCCTCATAAAGAAAGTGTTCTACAAGACCCCACATGCAATGTGGAGATTCTACGGATACTATGGCGGGCTGAACGTTGTGGGGAATATGCATAATTACGGACAATTTTCAGATGATTCCAGTTTCCAGTTGGTTCCTGCATGGCAAAACAAGTCGCAGGCTTTAGCCTTTGAAGATGCCATATACACAAGAATGTCCCACTGGTCATACGAGCTTCGAAATAATAATCTAAGGATTTTCCCAATTCCTCAGACTGCGATGCAGTCTAAAATGTGGGTTGAATTTTCAATACCAACAGACGTCTGGGACAGCACAGACCTTCAGACTGATGGTGTGAACAATATGAACACGCTTCCTATTGGGAACCTTCCTTACAACAACATCAACTCTATTGGTAAACAATGGATAAGAAGGTTTACATTGGCTTTGTGCAAAGAAACCTTGGGCCAAATTCGTTCTAAGTTTGCAACTGTGCCAATTCCAGGAGAATCAGTGACACTTAATGGGTCTGCACTGATATCAGAGGGCAAGGACGAGCAAGAAAAACTAAGAGAGGAACTGAAGACAACATTAGCAGAACTCACCTACGCAAAGATGGTTGAATCTGATGCTTCGATGGTAGAGAACAACGACAAGGTATTACAGAAAGTACCAAATTATATTTTTGTGGGGTAACTTAGATGGCTTCTGATGATAACAAATGGTCACAACCCGATTCTCCACCACCACCGTTGTTTACGGGGAAGAAAGAAAAGGATTTTGTAAAGCAAGTCAATGACGAGATCATCGAAAGAGTCATTGGCCAAACAATAGTCTATTATCCTATAAGCCTGGAGCACACAAACTTTCATGATGTATATGGTGAAGCCGTTGATAAGAATTTCCTAAACCCAGTAAGAGTATATGCCATGGTAAAGTACGAATCGCAAAATACAACGACCACACCACTAGGCGTTGACAGAGTAGAGAAGATATCAGTTATGTTTCACAAGAGAAGACTAACAGAGGATCAAGATCTTTTTGTCAGAGAAGGAGATTTCATACAATACGGTAGTCACTTCTATGAAATCTTGTCTTTGACCGAACCAAAGTGGCTGTTTGGTCAAGTTGAATCAAAGTTTGAGATTGCAGCATCGTGTGTGAGAGCAAGAGAGGGATTATTCAATGTCTGATAATTACGTAAACGAAGAGGATTCTTTGATTGCAAAGTTGCACTTCGAAGCCTCAACTATAGAAACCATCGACCGTGCAATGCTGAACTATGTAAAAGAATTGAACCTCTATACTGATACCAATCAGGGCTGGAGACAAGTTCCGGTAATATGGGGGTCAGCAGAAAGAGCATTTCAGACAAAAAATGATAAAGACGTCAGAGATTCAGAAGGTATGCTAATACTGCCAATTATCACAGTTGCAAGAACTTCACTGGCCAAGGATATGGCCAGTAAAGGAGTTTTTCAAGGTAGTATTCCAAAGATTGACGACGAACAGGGTGGATCCCTCCCAGTGTCGAGAGTAATATATCAAGAGAAGTCCATGAAGTTCGCAAACGCTGATGCACAGAGGCTCCACGGGCAACTAAATTATCCTCGTCAAAACGCGAAGACGGTCTATAGAACTATTACCGTCCCAATGCCAGTAAATGTGACTATTATGTATGAAGTTACACTCAGAACAGAGTACCAACAACAAATGAATCAATTAATGTTGCCTTTCGTGACAAAACCTGGTACAATAAATTATCAAAGATTATTTGAAGGTGAGCACAGGTATGAAGCGTTCATCCAAGGAGACTTTCAAGCGAACAACAACGTTTCAGACTTTTCATCAGACGAGAGAAAGTTCGAGACAAAGATAAATGTAAAGGTAGTCGGGTATTTAGTCGGAGAAGATGGTAACGCAACGAAACCACACTACTCTATAAGAGAGAACGCAGTGGAAGTAAAGATACCAAGAGAAAGAATCTCCCTCGGAGAGGTACCAGAGCACGAATTCGGTTCTTACTATGGGTTGTCTGGTATTCCCATGAGCGCGATATTCGACAGTGACACTGTTTCTTCTATTTTCTCTAATGTGGCTGCAGCCAACGCTCCTGCCGCCGCAGGAAGCTCTGGGGGAGGGTCCGGAGGAACAGATTCAGTAACAAGAAGCACCTTTGCAGAAGTCTTAGGAGAAACGCTGATTATCAGAGAAGTTTTGAAAGAAAACGGCGATGCCCCACCATCACCAGCGACCACTTTTACCTTGGACAACTTACCAAGAACAAACACAGAGTCAATTTATGTGAATGGTGCAATACAGTCCGTGGGAGCAGACAACGATTACACTATTAGTGGCCGAACAATAACATTTACTTACGATTTAACAACTGAAGACAATGTATATGCAACATATATAAAGAACTAGAAAGGAGATACAATGTCCACAGATAAAACCAAGACCGAAGAGGTCGCAACCCAAGAAGAAGCCACCAACTCATCAGAAATAGTAGAATTAGAGTGGACGGAGGTCGAACAAATCTTCGCACTTCGAGAGAATTTGACCTCAATTGAGGCCAACTTTTCGTCAATGTGCTTAAATTTCGAAAAAAGAAAGATGGAGGTTCTATCCACTATGAAAGAGTATGAAAATGCCATGTATTCCCTAGCGGGACAACTGAAGGAACAAAAAAACATAGATGCAAATCTCACCTACGAACTTAAACTTCCTTCCGCTCCCGAAGAAAAAGCCTACTTTATTAGGAAAGAGGTCTGAAGTGTCATCTAGAACACTATTTACTTTACTCAGTAATTCGATTTAGGGGAGAGACGAAATGACCGACCAGACAAATGCTTTCACTACCAGCGACATAGGTATTGCTGCTTACTTACAACTAAAGAGGTATAAACTAGTAGAATGTCGAAGATTAGAGACCGGAAAATTTCATTTCAAATTCGAAGATCCCGAAAACAAGTGCCCAATGCTTTCTCTCGAATTTTTAGATTCCGACTTCTGTAAATTTGACAACAATGTTAGAAATCTAAAAAAAGTTTTATTCTCTTAGGAGATCTCCAAACTATTTATAGGCAGACGTCCGTTCATTCCTCTAACATCCCATCTATTTAATTTTTCTAACAATTTACTCCTATAATATAATATAATTTTAAGTGCAAAATTCATATATAGGAGGAAAAAATATATGACTTATTATCTTAGTGGGGCCTTAGCCTCACAAAATAGTGCGTCAATTGATCAGGCTATTACAGGCGGCCTTCCATTAAGCGTCAATGATTTTACGAGCCCGGCAAAAGAAAATCTTACTTTTGATTTTTCACCAAGTGCCGAATACATGCTCAAGACTACTTTTATGGGGACCGGCTCATTTGGGTCAGACCCAGGCAATGATTATGACCCAGGTATGATAATCTATCAGTCCGGATCCAGCAATGGATACGAGATCGCAGATTTTATCAAACTCAAGGGTTCTCGTGCTTTAGACAGTGCATTTTATTACGCTGATTCGCCCAACTTGCTTAGTCCTAGGTTTCTTAGTGATGACACTATCGTCATCGCATGCGACGCTTATGACCCTCAAGATGGCAGTGGAAATCGCATGGACGG